GAATCCAATCGCAGTTAGTAGTGTTCTTGGCGTGGTTGGAGCAAATCTAATTCTTGGCGGTGTCGCTCAGCTCTTGTCTCCTCAACCCGAGATATCAGCGCTACAACGCGGAAAGGAAGCCGCTCGACTGGAGTCGTTCAGCTTCAGCGGCATTGTTAACACCAGCAAGCAAGGGCTGCCTGTACCGATCGTCTACGGCCGCGCTTTTGTTGGCTCGGCTGTCCTGTCCAGCGGCCTTGACGTAGCACAACTGAAATCGGGTGATACCTCAGGCGGACCTATCACGCTAGAGCAAATATTTATCGGTTACTTGGGAGCGAAGGGTCAATGACAATGATGGCAATTCAAGGCGCAGGTGGCGGCGGTGGTGGCGGGGGATGTTTTCTTGGGCACACGCTGGTGCGGACCCCTGACGGGCAGCGCCGCATTGATGAGCTAGAGGCTGGTGATCAAGTCCTGAGCTTTGACGACAAGGGCACGCTGCACGAGGCGACGATCCTCAAGGTGCATGAGCACCCGAACGAGCGCGTCTATCGCTATCAGCTCTGGGGCGGTGCATCGCTGGATGCAACCCCGAATCACTGGGTCCTGAACCAGTTCAATGCCTTCGTTGCAATCGGCAGCCTTGGCGCCGATGACTGCCTAGTAGATGAGAACAACCACCTGCGTCCGATTGTCGGCCGCGAAGAATTGCCCGCTGGCACCGTCTACAACCTGACCGTCGAGGGGCACCACACCTTCATTGCTGGCGGCATCCGCGTCCACAACGCCGGCCTTGGAACTGGCGTTATCCGAGGCGCTGGCGGCGGTGGTGGTGGCAAAGGTGGCGGTGGCACGACCCACGTGCCATCAGAGGCTGACGACAGTCTGCAATCAGTCCAATACGCCAGCGTCCTCGACCTGCTCAGCGAAGGCGAGATCGACGGCATCGAAGGCGGCGTGCAGGGCATCTACCTGGATGGCACTCCCGTCCAGAGCAGCAGCGGCATTGACAACTTCACGGGTTACACCGTTATCACCCGCACTGGAACACAGGCGCAGAGTTATATCCCAGGGATTGGTGTTGAGTCAGAACAGGCCGTCAACGTTGAGATCACGGCTGCTGCATCTGTCACGCGGCAAATCACTGATTCAGATGTAGACCGCGCCCGCATCACGGTGCAGGTGCCAGCGCTGCAGATCATTGAGGATGACGGCGACATCATCGGCCACAGTGTCAGCATCCGCTGCAGGGTGCAGTACAACGGTGGCGGCTACACGACCGTCTTTGAGGACACGATCAGCGGCAAGACAACAAACGCTTATCAGCGTGACTACATCCTTACTCTTGCCGGCGCATTTCCTGTTGACATCCGACTGGAGCGCATCAGCGCTGATGAGACCAGTGCCCGCCGACAGAACCGCACCTTTTGGTTCAGCTACACAGAGATCATTGACGAAAAGTTCAGGTATCCCAACAGCGCTCTTGTTGGACTGCGCTTTGACTCGCGCCAGTTCAAAGGCATCCCAGCCCGCAAGTATCTGGTGCGTGGCATCAAGGTGCAACTGCCGAGCAATGCCACGGTTGACACGACCACCTATCTGGGGCGCGTCACCTATAGCGGCGTGTGGGATGGCACCTTTGGCGCTGCTACCTGGACCAATGACCCAGCCTGGTGCCTGTGGGATCTGCTGACCAACACCCGCTATGGCGCCAGCATCCCGGCCAGCAGCCTAGACCGTTACGACTTCTACGCAATCAGCCAATACTGCAACGCGCTGGTGAGCAATGGACGCGGAGGACAGGAGCCACGGTTCAGTTGCAACATGCTGATCAACAGCAGGGATGAGGTCTACAACGTCATCCAAGAGTTCGTCGCGCTGTTCCGTGGCATCGCCTACTACGGCGCTGGCGCCATGGTGGTGCTGCAGGACAAGCCCAGTGATCCGCAATATCTGCTGACCCCGGCCAACGTGGTCGATGGGCTGTTCAACTACAGCGGTTCATCGCAGAAGGCACGGCACACCACCGCGACGGTCGCTTATCAGGATTACGACAACCTGGGCGAGGTGTCCTACGAGTACGTCGAGGATGCGTCAGCCGTTGCCAAGTACGGCATCATCAACAAGGACATCAAGGCAGTCGGCTGCTACTCGCAAGGGCAGGCGCACCGTGCTGGCAAGTGGGCGCTGCTGTCCGAGCAGAACCTGACCGAGACCGTCACCTTCTCAGTGTCGATTGACTCGGGCATCGTGCTGCGGCCTGGCATGGTGATCGACGTGGCCGATCCGGTCAAGGCTGGCAGCAGGCGCGGCGGCCGCATCGCAGCAGCAACAACCACGACCGTCACCCTGGACGACGCCACCGGCATCACGCTCGGCACCTCGCCCACGATCAGCGTGCTGATGCCCACCGGCCTGGTCGAGACCCGCACCGTCAGCACTCTGGCTGCTGGCGTGGTCACAGTCACCAGCGCGTTTAGCGAGGCGCCCAACGCTCAGAGCATCTGGATCCTGCAGAACACCAGCCTGCAGACGCAGCAGTTCCGTGTTGTCAGCGTGGCTGAGGCCGAGGATGGCATCTACGGCGTGACAGCGCTGGCCTACAACAGCAGCATCTACGCGGCGATCGAGTCGGACATCAAGCTGCAGACGCGGGACATCTCCAACCTGTCCGCCCTGCCGCAGTCGCCCACCGGCCTGACTGGCACGGAGCACCTCTACACCGATGGCCAGAACGTCCGCACGGCATTTGAGCTGAGCTGGGTGCCGCCGACCCAACTGGTGCAGTCCTACCGGGTGATCTACCGGCTCGGCAATAACAACTGGTCACAGATCGACACCAACAGCCCCAGCACCCGCATCGAGGGCTTGGACGCTGGCACGCTGCAGGTCCGGGTGCAGTCGATCAACAGCCTCGGCGGCGTCAGCAACCCAGCGACAGCGACCTTCAACCTGATCGGCAAGACCGAGCCACCGGGCAACGTCCAGAACCTGACGATCGAACCGATCAGCGCCAACAGCGCCCGTCTGCGCTGGGATGCCACGGTTGACCTGGACGTGCGCGTCGCCGGCCGCGTCCACATCCGCCATACCAACCTGACCGATGGCACCGGCACCTGGAGCAACAGCGTTGATCTGATCCCTGCCGTCGCTGGCTACAGCACCGAGGCGATCGTGCCGCTGGTCGAAGGCGAGATTCTGGTCAAGTTTGAAGATGACGGCCGCCGCCAGAGTCCGACCGAGGCCAGCGTGATCGTGGACTTCCCGGATGCTGTTGGGCAACTGCTGGTGCAGACCCGCCGCGAGGATCAGGACACGCCGCCATTCCAAGGTGCCAAGACTGATGTCTTCTACAGCGACGACCTCGACGCGTTGACGCTGGATGCCACCGGTCTGTTCGATGACATCCCCGACTTCGACTCGATTGCGACGCTGGACTTCTACGGGACCATGGAGGCGCTCGGCATCTACGAGTTCGCCAACACCCTCGACCTGGGCGCCAGCTTTGCCCTTGACCTGAAGCGCTACTTCGTCACCCGTGGCTACTTCCCCAGTGATCTGGTGGACAGCCGCACCGCAAATGTCGACGACTGGGCAGATTGGGATGGCGGCGTGATCGATCAGGTCAACGCCAAGCTGTATCTGCGCCGCACGCCTGACAATCCCAGCAGCTCGCCCACATGGTCGGCTTGGCAGGAGTTCGTCAATGGCACATTCCTGGGGCGCGGTTTCCAGTTCAAGGCAGAGCTGATCAGCAACAACCCAGCACAAGGCATCCTGGTGGACGAACTGGGCTACGAGGCCACCTTCCAACGCAGGACAGAGCAGTCCGTGGGTGCTGTCAGCAGCGGCGCTGGCACGAAGTCAGTCACGTTCGACAAAGCATTCTTCACCGGCACCACCGGCCTGGGCGGCACCAATGCCTACCTGCCCAGCATCGGCATCGTGGCGCAGAACCTGGCGACAGGCGATTACTACAACGTCACCAACGTCAGCAATACCGGCTTTGACGTGACCTTCAGAAACAGCGCTGGCACGGCAGTCAGTAGGAACTTCCTATGGTCTGCGGTGGGATTTGGCAAGGGCGCTTAAAGTAGGAGCAAAATGGCCTAGCTATGGCTCAACACGATTACGTCATCGCTAACGGCACTGGTGCAGCCGTCCGATCTGACCTGAACAATGCGCTGGCAGCGATCGTCAGCCAGAACAGCGGCGCCACTGCACCTAGCACCACCTACGCCTATCAGTGGTGGGCAGACACGACAACCGGCCTGCTCAAGCTGCGCAACGCTGCCAACAATGGTTGGATCACTCTGTTTCAGC